TATGAACGCCGATCAGCGCAGGGCGAATAAACTGCTTCAGAAAGCTCAAACACAACAAGACTCTTTACGCGGAATGAGTGGGATGTAACGGATGACGAATTTACTGCAAGATCCTCAAAGCGGTTTAATGCTTCCAAGACAATTCGTCGATGAGAAGCTAGCTTTGAAAAAGGTAATTGATGATGTCATTGATAAAGCTGTTTTAGCTCATCAACACATTGATCAGAACTATTATCTAACCTTGCACGCTAAATTTGATCAGTTAGATGGATCTCAATTCGTTATCAGCAAGCCAGTCATCACATTTCGCTTACCCCCTTTCACATCCAATCAGATGGTTTTTTGGGTAAGTAATAAGAAAGGGATTTGTGAGCTGCTGTGGATGGTAACACGATGTAAAGACAAAAAGCTAAAAGTCGATTTCAACACAAAAGGTGTGGCCTACCTTCAAGCAAAGGGTGCAATGCCTTCTTAGGGGGATTCCTAAGCTATAAACACGGAGTAAATATGAATGAGGAAGCCGTAGAGCCTCAAGCAGAGCCGATTGAGCAAATCATGGATCAACATGAATCTGTTGAAACAGAAGCTCAAGAGCATAACGAACAGGAAGCAGTTCCTGAAAAAACCATGGTTCCACTTTCTGCTCTCCAAAAGCTGAGAGAGAAGAAGCGTGAACTTGAATTAGAGCTTCAGTGGGAAAAGCAGCGCAATGCTCAAGTAGCCGCTCCTAAACCTGCTGAAGATGATAATTCACGTTATGAATCTGCTACACGGGAAGATTTGACACGTTCTCAGGAGGAAATTGTTCGCATTGTCGAAGAGAAGCAATGGATCAAAAACAATCCTGAAAAATACGAAAGAGTGAATGAGTTTTTACCTCAATTTTTAAAACAAAGACCTAATCTTGCATCGGCGATTAGCTCAGCATCGAACCGCTATGAAGAGGCATATACCCTTATGGAAGCATTGACACCAAAACAACAGCAGCAGATTAGACAGGCTTCTCAATCTAAAAAAGAAGCGCCTCACGCTCCTTCGAGTGTTCCTAAAGCTGCTGCATTGAATGAAGCTGTTGATGTGATGAATATGACCGATTCTGAATTCGCTGCATGGAGGCAGTCTAAAAGAAGAGCAAGATAGGCATAAGGATCGCTTATGTCAGTAACAACGACTTCGGGCTACGGCTCAATGTCCGATCGCTGGGCACATCGGGCTCTGCTTCAGCGTTCTAAGCCTCGATGTGTTCACAATCTGTTTGGACGTGCGTTTACCCTTCCACAGAAGAACACAGATACTATGGCCTTTAGGCGTCAAGAGAACCTGAACTCTGACCCTGTTGTCCTTTCTCAAGATGCTGATCCAGCACCTGAGCAAGTACAAAAATTCGATATCAACGTCACTATTCAAGAGTTTGGAAAAGTGGTGTTGCTTGGACGAAAAGTATTGCTTGTCGTGGAAGATGATACGGCCTCAGAGACCGCTGACAACCTTTCACAGTGCATGCACACTATGCTTGACAAGGTTACGCGTGATGTTTGGGACGCGAGCGTACCTCAAATTACGTGCCTCAACGGTAAACGATGTGCCGTTGTAAAATCTTCTCTGATGGACTTGGAGTGCCTGGCTGCGTAAGCGGGGGTTAACAAGGGGCAAGGAATGAAAGAAGAGCTAGAAAAAGTATATGGACCTCTCATCAAAGAAGATGAAAATTTCTATTATTTTCAGGGATTTGGTGAACATGGTGCTACTATTCCAAAAAATGCTTTTTTTGATCTCCAGCCTGAACGACTAAGTGAGAAGACTTCAGTAGGTTACAAAATGAAACCGACTGGGGAAGCGATAGTCTGAACTCGACGTATAAATGAAGGTCGAGAGTCCAGCAGAGATGACTGGGCCGCCAATAATTAACAGAAACTTAATTATTGGTCATCAAGTAACAGATTGGCAAACGGAAATGCAATTACGGAGCTGACTCAGACAGACGTCAACAGGGCTATTCAATACCTTGATGATAATGACACTGAGAAGATGACTCCAACCATCGAAGGAACTTCACGCTTTGGTACAGGGCCCGTGGAAGCGGGTTTCTGGGTCACTGCGCACGTAAATTTAAAACCAGATATTCGCAATTTAGATGCGTTTGTCCCAACGTCTCAGTATGGTTCTCAAGAGCCTGTGTTACAAGCAGAGTTTGGTGCTACAGATGAAGCTAGATGGGTTACATCCACTCTAGTTAAAGTGTCGGCAACAAATCCACCTGTTTATAACAATACATTCGTTGGAGCTAATGCTTACGGGTATGTTGGTCTCGACCAGGTATCTACAGAAATGATTCTTAAGCCTTTAGGGTTTAATGATTATTTGAACCGCTTCCAATCGATGGGCTTCACAGCATGGTTTAACGCTGCCATTTTGGATGACTCCCATATCGTAACCCTGCTCTCTACTAAAGGTTAAGGAGGTCACCATGTCAGATTTATTCCAAGGTCAAACAATGACCGAGTCGTACAAGTTTATTTCCGCTGGTACGGCTCATACATTTCAATTCAATTTCCAGCCCGATAAGGTGGTTTTTTATAACCTTTCTGACTGGACGGCAACAGCTGCAGGTAGGCCTATTTCGGTGTGGTTTAGAGATCAAACTACGGCAGCCCATGCTTATCAACAGCAAGTCATTGACTCTGCAGCTGGTTCAAGTTTCAACTTCTTGGATACAGCTACCAATGGCTTCACCGTTGCTGATCTTCCTGGAGGTCAAGCAACATCCCACGCCACAATTTCAGGCATCACTCAAGCTGATCCTGGGGTGGTGACGCACTCAGCGTATACTTTTCAGACCAATCAGATCGTAAGACTGACTGATCTTGGACAAGTGACGCCAGCCACAAACCGCGGTATGGGTGACTTGAACAACAATCGCTATAGAATTGTAGTTCTGAGCCCCACAACCTTCTCGCTTAAGGATGTGATCACAGGGGAACCAATTGATACAACCACGATGACAGCCTATGTGTCAGGTGGTCGAATCACTTTAGAGACCCATGTGATTAGCTTGAATAACCCTCAAGTCACTCCTTACTCTAATACAAATCCTTATGATCCTAACCCTTATCAATATGATCCGGTGACGTATCAATTGCTAGTGGGGACATCAGTCATGGGATCTGATGGAGACGTGTTCCGAATTGAGGTAATCAAGTATGGCCAAGTCATAGATTTAGGCGATTTGCTTACTTAATAAATAATTCTACAAGATAGCCAGAGTGATTGTTCCCATTCTGGCTATCTATAGAGGGCATAAAAATGACGTCTGCACCTATTGGACAGCTTCCAGACAGAGCAGCAATCGTGAATATCACGAATTCGCTTCCTTGCACTGTGACAACCGATGGACCGCATTTTTTTTCTAATAAATCATTTGTAAGATTGACAGATTTGAATGGCGCGATGCCCGTTCCTCGTGGAGAAGACCCACTGAACAACTACAAATTTAGAATCATCGTGACAGGGGACGACACCTTTTATCTGCAAGACCCGATCACCTTTATCCCCGTGGATTCAACGACATTCCCACCTTATGTAACAGGTGGAAGCTGTAACTTGGTGCAGCCAAATTTTGTTTTTTATCCAAGCCCTGATCAAGCATTCCCAAACTAGGAGCAATAACACATGGCAAAACATCCTCACGTAGCACAGAAAAACGAACCTCTTGAAAAGGCATTAGGTGACGCTGAAGCAGATAAAGTGCCTATTGAAGATATGCCTTTAGAAACTCTACGTGATTATCGCCTCTATAACGATGAGGCTCGTAAGCTAAATAAGAAGCTTAGAATGTGTCGCTATCCTATTAAGCAATGCCCTGTAGAGCTTCATCCAAAGCAAAGAGTAAAAATCGACACCACAGATGGCACGCGTAATCCAATTCCCGTTTTTTTGAGCAATCACCTCATTCACTTTGATGAGAAGCTCATCCCAGGAAAGATTTACGACCTTCCTGAGTGCATCATTCACTATCTTTCTGAGAAAGGTAATCCTATTTGGGGATGGGTGCCTATTGGCACAAATGGAGAAAGGGAAACGCGTGTCATAGATAGAAAGCCTAGATTCTCTTTAACGACTATCTATCAGGATATGTAAGCATGGTTAGGTATGTCCAAGACGCTTTAGATATTATGCGAAGAGCGATCAGTCGGAATAATGAAAACGATCCAGACTCTAGCGATGATCTTCTTCTTAGGTACTTCAACGACTTTGTAAGTCTTGGAATGCCTAATGACACGAAGTTATTCGAAAGCTTTGGCACGCTTTCATTCACTATTGATGAGACGAACACCACAGGCGTTTATACCATGAACGATGTGGGGGCTTCTTTTGACTTTATGAATCTGTCCCAAGAAGCCTATATCTCTTTGCTTGATCCTATCAATAATTCTGTGTCTTGGAACTACCTTCCCATTTATCAAGATCCAGGGGAATTCTTCGCGATCTGGGGTATCAATAACGATGAAATCCTCATCCCTGGATACCCTACGATGATGCTCTACTATGGGAATCAGCTCACTTTTCGCACAATTCCCCAAACCTCTTACCTCGTCAAAATCTTCGGTTACAAAAAGAATTTTGATTATCCAAATCCTGATGTGCCGCTCGATTTTGATTATTGGCTGAGGTATTCGGCTTATGGCGCTGCTGTGAACTATGCAAGGGATTTCAATTTTGATGGAGCTGCAAGAGCTTTGATCGAAAAAACTTTTAGCAGTGAAAGAAAGCTTCAACTGACTCACACACACAATCAAATCAAAATGTCTAGATGTTTGCCAAGGTTTTAAGATGAAAAGATCGCCATTAAAAACATTTACCTACCCGCAGGAATATGACGAAAAAGAATGTGATGAATTCATTAAGCATTTCATAAACTTTGCAATGTATTTGTGTGTTGATTGTCTAAAAAGTTCTGGAAAATATTTTGGATTAGATTTGTGCCGTACAGCTGCATATGAAGGATGTTTTCGAGCCTATCTTGTATCTAAAAAGGTAGAAAATCCTGATTATCTTCATAAAAAAGGCCTTGTGAGAATGTGTGCAAAACGATGTTTTTGGTCTTTTGCTGTCATTTTTGGATATCTTCCATCTTCCGGACAAATCTATTTTCCTAAGAAGTTCATAAGTTTCGAAGATTTTTTCACAAGAAAATCTACTGGAAAGGACGTAGTGAATGAGATGGACACTCATATCATAAATGAGATGATAAAGGAATTTCCTCTTAGGGAATCTGAAATACATCAATTATTTATCGCTGGATATGACTATGCCGAAATTGGAAGAAAATTAGGTTACAAAAACAAAAGCAGTCCTTTAAAAATGCACAAAAGAACTCTAAAACGTGTCAAGGAGAGATTATGCCCCTCGTAAAAGGTAAAGGCGAAAACGCAATTCGCCAAAATATTGAGACCGAAATGAAAGTGGGAAATCGTCCACGTAAGCAAGCTGTAGCTATTTCCCTCAATGAAGCGGCCAAGTCTGGCTATAAACCTAAGAAAAAGAAATCTAAACGAGGAATGTAGCCATGGCTAAAAAGAATATGAAACCTAAAGGTAAAACCGTCAAAGGATGCGACTACGCGGCTTCTGATGAGAAATATGACCGTAAGCAAGACCAAAAGCAGCTGAAAAATATGAAGACGCCTGGCATGGCGACTGAGCTAAAGATGTCTCAGAAAGAAGAAGGCTATTCTAAGCAGCCTAGAGTTAAGCCTCAGAAGAAAAATATGAAGCCTGTGATGGGACAAAAGAAGGTGTACTAATGGAAAAAGACATGTGGATAGCGGGAGCCATTAAGAAACCTGGTTCTCTTCGAAAGACTCTAGGCATCAAGAAAGGGGAAAAAATCCCTACAGCTAAGCTGAAAAAAGCTGAGAAGTCAAAGAATCCTCTGACTAAGAAACGGGCTGTCTTGGCAGAGACGCTTAGAAAATTTAGCAAATAAGACAAGTCTACTTTCCTTAAGCAGTTGGTTTAAGGTAAGTAGACGCCAAAATAGGATAACTTATGCCCTGGAATTCAACTTGGCCTATTGGCTCCTCTTCGGTGAAGAATAATCGCACTGCTGGACAACAGAACACCACCTATATTGAAACCACGATGGGAAATAGTGTTGTAGGTACCAATACCAACACAACACGAGACCACTTTTGGGCTGTGGGTTCAAATGAAGATGGGCGCCATCGCTTTGTGCAATCTCCCGCTTTCACTGTAGGTGGAAATCCTACTGACCCTGTTATTGGCACAGGCATGGATGGTGTAAGATATCTTAAAACTACACTAGGACGTGTTCAAGGTTTCTACAGAAATGCACAGGGTATTTATCAATATATTCCAGCTTTTCTATCTGGCTCTGTTGCCATACCAACTAATTCTTATACTACTATTGTAGCCGTTCCAGCCAATTGCTATGGTCAAGTAGCTATGTATACAACAGCTCTTGGAAGATATTCTGGCATCACAGCGCATTTTAGAAGCAATGGTAGCATTGTTGAAACGTGGGGGCTTATTCAGTCAGATGATAGTTCAAGTGGCAACACTCCTCTTAAATTTGCCTCTGGTTCAAATGCGACCGATTTAAACATCAAGGCAAGACGCAGTGATGCGAGTTCAGCTACATGGAATTATCGCATTACTTATAGGGAATTTTAATGGATGTTTATGAAATCGCTGGTTTTAGGACGGGTGTTTCTGATGCTGGTGTTAACTACCTCCAGCCTTCTGACTCGTTTCAAAATATTATTAATGGATTTGTATATCGGGAAGTACTCCAATCTCGCCAGGGAGTTGGCTTCTTTGCTCCTAGGCTAGCTAATCAAACGCGCGTCTTTGGTATTTTTGAACATACGCTTCCAGACTCTACAAAGGAGCTTTTAGCTGTTGATCAGAACTTTCTTTATAAGTTCAACACATCCACAGGTGTTTTTGACCAAATTCCCTTTGGCGGAAGCATGGCTGGATATGCAGGTTTCAACATACCTTCCAAGGATCTGTATGTATCGGGCACTTCTTATCCTACCGCTACAAATGGGGCTCGCTTTGTATTTTGTGGAGAAGGGATTACACCCAACGCAGCCGCATCAGCTATCTTCTTTTATAATGGAACTAATGTCTTAGATTTCACGAGCGTCGTAGACAATCCAAATTATGCCGCTCCCACCATGGGGGCATTAAATTCAGCTTCTTATGTCTTATGGTTCAATGAACGTATCAATTTTGTCTCTCCACAGATTGCAGGCATTACCTACAATCAAGGAGTGCTCTATTCAGGCATTCGCACCACTTCAGGAAATGGAGATAAATTCAACGTAGCTGGCTCAGGTCTTTTTCAATCAGATACCTATCAGACGATTACAGGAGCTACAATTCTTGGACAGATCATTGCTCTCAATTTTGATCGCATGGCTTATGTGCTAGAAAAGACTAGAGACGCATTCAACCCTTATTTTGGGAGAGCTGTTCCAGGAGTGCTAGGAACAAATGCGAAGTTCTCAGCGGTCTCATGGAATGACCTCGTTGATTCCATAGGAAAAACAGGGGTTCTTGGATTAGATGGAAGGCGCAATTTACGCATCGATAACAAAATTCCAAATTTCACCCGTGAAGAAATCGATCAGCTTGGTTTCGGTCTCACTTATGGCGGTTTTGATCGTCTCAATAACCAATTCTTATGGGCTTATAAGCAGTCTCAAACAGATTCACAAACTCAAAATGCTGTTCTTGTACGCAATTATGAAGAAGACACCTGGGCTACCTATGACCAGAGATTTAGCGTCTTTGGACAAAGCGATTTGGGATTAAATTTAACCTGGGATGGTATTGATTCTGCATCTGGCAATGAATCATGGGCTCAGTGGGATACCACAGAAGAAATATGGGATAGAATCGGCCTTGGAGCATCTGTTCAGAAGACGCTCGCAGGCGATGATTTAGGTTTTATCTACGAGCTCAATCAAGACTATGACGACTATTTCACGAATATTAGCGCTGTTGCAACAGGTACAACAACCACTTTAACAGTTTCTGCAACTGCTGTTCTGGCTGGAGATCTAGTTACAGTCTCTAATGTCGGCGGCATGGTCGAGCTGAATAATTTTGATCCTGAGACTAATACGCAAACAGGTGATCTCTACACAGTGCTTTCAGCGACGCCAACCTCCATTACAATCAATGTAGATTCCACTCAATTTACTCCCTATACCTCAGGGGGCAATCTTTCAAAAATCATCAGCTTTCAAGCTGAAACGATTCCTTTTAATCCTTACCGTGCTCAGGGGAGAAGATGCCGACTTTCTCACGTTGAATTTCTTATCGAAAAAAACGGAGGGAATATGCTTGTTGATATCTATGCTGATCAGCAAACCATCCCTTTTAGAGAAAATATTCCAGTTAATCCAAATACTGCTGTGCAACAAAACAGCGAGTACATCACGGTGACTGTGAATCAAGAGGCAAATTTCATTACTTTCGTTATGAAACAACAAAGCCCAGCTGTACAGCTACGGCTTACTTCTATGCGTATTCATTGTTCTCCAGGAGGTTTGACAAGTGGGTAGAATACCAGACACATTCAACTTTGGCGAGCAAGCCGATATGACAGTTGAAGAGCTTGTAATTAAGCTTCAGCGTATGTACATGGACTTAGCTGAGGCAATAAATGGAAAACCTGATCTCTATCAGAGAAACACTGACGGACAAGCTAGCGACACATTTCTAGCTCAAGGATCTATCAACATCAACTTGAGCACAAACAAAGTGGAAATGTTAACAAATCACACGAGTCCGACAAACGTCACTTGGACGCAATTGAGTTAAACTTTATAATCGGGCTTTGACCGCGCCTTGACTCGGCGCTGAAGCGCCTGGGCGCAGCCCGATTATATCATAAAAAAAACATACGTCAAGGGGAAAAAATTTATGACCTATGGAGCAGAAATTTGGGGACCTCCTCTAATAGCAGCAGGAGCTAGCTACTTAAGCGGAAAAGGCTCAGCATCCAATGAATCTAAGATGCAACGTACTCAGCGTAAACTCGTAGATCAGTTGATTAGCTCTTTAAGTGGTTCTGGACCGTTTGCAGATCTTTACAATAAAGATGAAAACGTTTTTCAAAAGTCATTTGTAGATCCTGCTCAGGCCATGTTTAGAAATCAAATCGCTCCTCAAATTCAGCAACAATACATTGCTTCAGGACAGCAGCGCGGAACAGGTCTAGATGATCAGCTTTTACGTGCTGGTGTAGACCTAGATTCTATGCTAAATCAACAGCTCTACCAATTTAACAACGATGCTTTAAGCAGAAAACAGAACAGCATTAATGCTATTCTTGGGTCTGGTTCTGGCGCGCAAAATACGCCATCTTCAGCTCAAAATGTGATGTCAGGACTTGGTGGATACCTATCAGGAGATAAATTTGCTGATCAATTCAGTAAGTATTTTCAACCTGTTCCAGGCGGTCAGACGACAGCAAGACAAGGGGAGCTACCGCGTCGAGGATTTGCAGAAGATAGGGGGCAAGTGTGAATAATCCATCCGCATTTGAAATAGGAAGAACAGCTGGCAATAACGTTGCAGGTGCCTTTGTAAAGCAAAGGGATAATAGCGCTATTGAGACCATTCTTTCACAAGCCATGGAAACACAAGACCCTGCTGTCGTGCAAAATAGCATTGGTAAAATCTTATCTCAGGTATCTCCTGAGAGACAAGGAGCAGCCGTACAGTATTTAAGCAATGTTTATAATAGTCTTCAGCAGAAACAAACTTTAGCTAGAGAAAGAGCTGACATAGAGAGAAAAAGACAAGATGAACAAGCCGCTGGGATCACCCCTGGTATTCATCCTACAGTGCAAGCTCAACAGCTAAAAGATAGAAATAAAAATACACGCCTATCTCAATATGGCCTTGGTGGTGATGTACCTTCTAATGGTCAAGCAGATCCTTCTACCCCTCCTACAAATGTTCCGGACCATATTCCTGGCGCCACGAAAATGATCTCTAGACCCCCTCAAGCATCTTTTCTAGATAAGATGAATAAACAGCAGCTCACAGTGCTTACAGGTCATCCAGATAGAGAGATTTCCGAACCTGCTAAAGCACAGCTTGAGGTGATCAAAAATAACGAGAAAATTGCTCAAGGTCAGAAAGATGCTGTATTCAAAAGCAATCTAGCGCGTGCTGATAAATTCAAGGAAAAAGTAGATGAACTATCTGCGACCCTTCCTCAGAAAGAATCTGCTCTGAAATCAATGGAAGATGCAGTTGCAACAAGAAACCTATCCTATTTCTCTCCAGATAACTTAGCTGAAGTCACTGGGATAGAAGGATTTAGATCTCCAGAAGGAGCAATATTCAAAACAGCTGGAAAGGAATATTTCTTAGGAAATATTGCTCGTGCTGGCGCTCGCCCTAATCAGTGGGTAGAACAGCAGATTTCAGACATGATGCCAAAAATTGGACGAAGCATCGAGGCTAATCTTTCCGTAGCACGTGCGTTTAGAAATGAACTAGATTTGGATAAGGAAAAGGTGCGCCTGACGGAAGAGATTTCAGATAAGCTTATCAGTGAAGGAGATTTGAGCCAGGCGAAATTAAGTTCCATGGTGGATAAGCAACTTGCGCAATATGCTGAGAAAAAGCAAATCGAGCTTTTCAATGATCTGAGAGCGATTAAAGCTATTGGAGAAAACACACCGCAGAAGTTTAGAAAAGTTGAAAAAGACACTCCAATTTCTGCTGTAGTGGCTCAGGCTTTACTGAGACAATTTGATAATGATCCTAAAAAAGCCGCTCAAGAGGCTACAAAATTGGGGTATTCATACGAATGAATATATTTGAAAGATTAGCCAAAGACAATGAAGCGAATAATTTTTCAGGTATGAACGCTGAGTATACCAAGCCTGAAGCGGTATCTGAAGTTATCGCTTCTCCTAATCAAGAAGTCGTTGCTGAAGCTGTTGAAGAACCTAAAGGCAATATCTTTGAGCAAATGGCGACTCAAAACCAAGAGCAGAAAGATAGCGAGTTAGGATTCTTAGGAACTCTTCAAGACATAGGAGAACAAGGTTTAGCTAAATTTGGCGCTGGTATTTTAGGTGCTTATGGCAATCTCTTAGATGCTTTTGGACTCCAGAGAAAAGCAGGGGAAACGCTGCCAGGCGAACAGGCTAGAAATTCAGTTCAGTTTGAAATCTTACAGAAGATTAATCGTGGAGAACAGCCCTCATTTGGTGAACTTATGCTTCTCTCTGATGATGAAGACGCACCTAATCTCAATCGCTTGCCTTCTTCTCAGGATATCAATCAGGGAATTGAATCTTTAACAGGTATTGGAAAGGGCAAAACACCCCATGGAAGAGTAGTAGGTAATGCAGCGCAATTTGTTGGCGAAGGAATTCCTACAGGTGGAGGAAGCAAAGCGTTATTAAGCCTAGGCGCAGCGGGAGCGGCTGGACAAGGCATTAGAGAAGCTGGAGGTCCAGAAGCATTAGCTACAGGTGTAGAGATAGCAACACCAATAGCAAGTACAGTAATCACTAAAAATCTTGCACCTCTTTCAAAATCAGGAAAAGAGATCGTTAATGCTGGTAGACAGATAGGTTTATCAGAGCAAAGTATTGCTCCACTTCTTCAATCTGAAGGAAAATCAGCACTACTTTCTCGTCTTGCTAAGAAGGGAACTCGAACTAAAAAAGTATTTGGAAGACTCAAGGAACAGCTTGGAGATTCTTATAACTCGATAAAATCTAATGCAGAATCAAAAATACCGCTTATCAATGCTGATCAGCTAAGTCTAAGAAAAAAAATTGGCAACATTCGCAATGAACTTTCTAAAACTCTTGCTCCTTCGCCAGATAAGCAAGCAGCATTGGATTATATAGAAAAGTCTTTACAAACATTGCGTGATGGAAAAGTTACTCCAGAATACATTGTGAACTTTTGGCAAGATATCAACAAATCGGTGAAATGGAATAGTATTAATGGTGGGAAAAAAGCATTAGCGCAACTCAAAGAGCCACTAGCGGAAGTTTTAAATAAGGTTTCCCCAAAACTTGCGCAACAGTTCGAAATGACTAATGATCTCTATAGCAAATATGCGCAAATTTCTAAAAAGTTGAAGCCAGATATAGTAGATGCTTTCCTTAACAAGGGGGAAATCGCAGCGACCGTTCCAGCAGCATTTGCTTTAGTCCATGGCAACCCGTGGGGATTAGCTTCATTAGCTACGGAAACATCTATTCGCCTACTTGCAAGAGAAATGCTGATCAGCCCCTATCTTCAAACAATCGCAGGAAAGCTCGTGCATAATTTTAACTCTGCTTCAATCAAGTCTATCCAGGAAACTGTAAAGCAAGCGCAAGACTACATGAAAAGGAAGCATCCTAATGAAGATTGGAGTTTTCTTACAAAAGATCTGAAAGAAGATTAGTCAGTGATAGAAAAAATTACCATCAAGAAAAGGGATAGCACGAAACATAAAATGAAATGCACTGTTACTCTCTATTTCGGCTGATTTTTATTCAAGTCATTAATCTTATCTAAAATCGCTATTCTGATAAACGCACCCATGCTCTTTTTTGTCAGCATACACATCGTCTTAAGCTGCGTATGCAGATGATGTGTCAGCTGAAAAGTTGTCGTAGTATGCTTTGAGTTTTCTTTATCCATAGATCCCCACTTATTCAATTATTCATAATTCTGTTTTTTCTTCAACAGATATGTGTTTTTGCACGCCCATAAGTAATATATTGAAGTTTAAATTTACACAAAGTCTAGGAGAATCCTTATGCCCAAATTTGCGCGTCCTAACAGCTATACAGGCAAACAATCAAACCAAGCTTGGACAGGGCAAACTAAAGCCGCCAATGCAACAGAAGCAGCAGCTGGCTTATCCGAGCAGCTTTATATTACCCCTGCAACACTAGCTAGCGCTGTAGGAGGTCTTGTTCCTTCTGCAACGACCGTAGTTGAGGGTGTGGTGCTCCTTACAGATAACAGTTCTCCTGTAGCCACTAAGCTCTACGCGGATAACTTGGCAATTGCAGGCGCCCCCGCATGGAGTGAAACACTTTCGGGTATTGGCCAGCTCGCCACAACTGCAGAAGCTCAAGCAGCATCCAATGATAACGTAGCAATGACGCCTCTTAAGACAGCACAATTGCTCGCAACTCCTCCCGCCATTGGTGGAACCACTCCAGGGGCAGGCGCCTTTACAACACTGGCAGCTAGCGGACTATCTTCTTTAAGTGGATCGGCAACTATTTTAACAGCTGGTACAGCCTTAAATTTAGCCTCTGATGCTGATACGGCTGCTGTAAATATTGGTACAGGAGCAGCGGCTCGCACGATCACAATAGGAAACATCTCAGGAGCTACAGCAGTCGCTGTCAACACAGGCACAGGACATTTCACAGTCACCACTACCGGTTCAGGTGACATTATCCTTAATTCTGATGACACGATGCTTCTAGATGCAGATGGTGTTTTAGAACTAAATAGCTCTGCAGGTGTAATTGGGATTGGTAACGATGCGGATGCGCAAAATATTAATATCGGCACTGGAGCTGCAGCTCGTGTAATTACAGTAGGTAATAGTACAGGTGCCACTCAAGTTGTTGTGAATAGCGGTTCAGCGGGTGTTCAAATAGGTGCAAATGCCATTGCTCAAACAGTGACCATTGGAAACCAAACAGGCGCTAGTGCAGTTGTGATTGACTCAGGTACAGGTGCAATTAACATCGGTACCACAGTAGCGAAAACAATCACAATCGGAAACGTGACAGGAGCTACTGCAGTCAATATTAATACAGGTACAGGGGGATCAACCTACACCACAACAAACGGCGCGTTTAGCCTTGTAACAGGTACAGGAGCAATTAATATTGGCGCAGATGCCGCTGCTCACACAATTACAGTAGGAAATTCAACAGGCGCAACAAGTGTTGTCCTCAATTGTGGTACAGGGGCACTTAACATAGGAACAAACGCAGTAGCACATACTATCACCATTGGAAACGTGACGGGCGCAACAGCTGTGAATGTGAATAGTGGCTCTGGAGCATGCGCTTGGACAACTACAAACGGCTCATTTGGCGTAGCAACAGGAACTGGAGCAATCAATCTAGGTACAGATGCCGCTGCCAAGACTATTACGATTGGCAATGTGACTGGAGCCACAGCTGTGAACGTCAATTCAGGTTCTTCAGCTTGCGCTTGGACAACTACAAATGGTGATTTCAGTTTAATTACAGGCACAGGGGCAATTAACGTAGGTACCGATGCGGCAGCAAAAACAATCACACTAGGAAACTCTACAGGCGCAACAAGCGTTGTGGTTAACTGTGGAACAGGTGCTCTAAATATAGGTACCAATGCAATAGCCCACACAATCACTATTGGTAATATCACAGGTGCAACTGCAGTCAATGTGAACTCAGGATCTGGAGCATGTGCTTGGACAACAACCAACGGTTCATTTGGTGTTGTGACTGGTACAGGGGCAATTAATATTGGTGCAGATGCTGCTGCTAAAACCATTACGATCGGTAATATCACGGGAGCAACTGCAGTCAATGTAAATTCTGGATCAGGTGCATGCGCTTGGACAACTACAAACGGAAGTTTTGGAATTGTCACAGGTACAGGAGCGATTAACATTGGTGCTGATGCGGCAGCAAAAACCATCACAATCGGTAACACCACTGGAGCAAGTGGGGTTAGCATTGTGGGGGGATCGGCAAACGTTGCGGTGACAAGTTCTCACTTAAAGATTGCTACAACAGGTAAAGGACTACAAATCAAAGCTGGGGCAGCTACAGATTTTGCAGGATCTGCTGTGCTTGTTCTAGGAACCGTAACGGTTGCCAATACAAATATTGCAACAGGAGATTTGATCTTCTTATCACGTGTTGCAGCCAATGGATCTGTGACGCTTGGCGAGCTTAGCTACACCATTAGCAATGGTGCTTCTTTCACAATTACAAGCTTGATCCTAGGAACTCCTGGTTCACCTCAAACTGCTGATGTCTCTACAGTGGCTTATTTCATCGTTAGACCACTGTAAGGATTGTGTAATAAGTAAAACTTTATTATATTGAGGAGCTGTAAAAGGCCCCTCAATATAACCAAAGGAAAAAATATGAACAAAGCAGTCACCCAATTTTCAAGCGAATGCGGAAAAGCAAGAATTTTCGTTGAAAACGATTTAGCTATCGGTGTTTTCCATGATTTTCTCATGCAAATCAAGGGACTTATGGTTGAGCGCATGGTAGCTGCTCATAAAGAACAAGAAGAACAAATGAAAGCTCAGCAAGAGTTACCCCGACATCCTTCAGAGGAAGATTTATCTGCATGTTGCGGAAATGCACCATGTGAAGGGGTATGCGCTGAAAAGGCGGAATAATGGCAAATGGAGTTGCTAGAGCACGTTTTGAATCTCTTAGGTCACTAGGTTTCGCTGGAATTTCTGCAAGCTACGCTCCTGTAGGTTCTGCTTTAACACAACAAGTTAGAGCATTTTGCATCACAAACAACACACAAGGGGATCTTATCTTTTCATTAGATCCTACAGATTCTCAAGGAGAAATGTTTGTTGCAAAAGGAAGCTATAAGCTCTATGACGTGCAAGCAAATATGAATCCAAGAGCTGATGATAAATATGTTCTTGCTGTAGGGGATCGATTTTATGTGAAGCAGGTTACGGCTCCTGCTGCTGGTGACGTCTATATTGAATGCATTTTCTAAACTTAAATTTGGTAAACATGCTCAATAGAAATGATCTAGCCAAGCAGTTTGAACTTGTCGTGCAGCAAGAGATAAAGAATTTTCAAGATGTCTCTTATCAGCTCAATCAGACTCTAAACGAGCTGATGATTCGATTAGAGAATCTTGAAAATTCTTACACTAAAACTCACTCTTTATCGGAATCCAGGCATAAAAGTCTATCCATACAAGTTGATGTCTTAAAAGAAGATCAAGAACTCATAGACCACCGCATGAAAATGTATGCGGGTGGTACAGACTATTATCTAAAAAAGCTTGAAACAGACATTCACGATTTTCTTCGAGAAGAAAGCATAACGAATAATCGCATCACTGACGCTCAAAATGAGATAGATAGTTTAAAAAAGTTTTTTTGTTCCACTGAAGAGCGTCTAAAAGTGCATGCAGGTGTAATAGAGAATTCTCTTAACCAGATAAATCTCAACGTTGGAAAAATGAATTCTAAGTTTATGGCTGAGATCTTGGATTTGATCCCAGAGAAGCTTGGAATTGTTAGACAAGATTTAGAAGAGAAAGTATCGGCTCATAAGTTAGATGTAGAAGGACTGTTAAGAGAGATTCGCATCATTGGCAAGCGGGTCATGGTAATCGAGAAGAACATTGAGAATATCTATTCTCTTATCGAAGACAAGAAAAAACGGGAGGTTACCCTTTGAGCCAAGTATCGATTATTGATATTGAAGGTAATCATCCTCAAATTCCTACGACTTTTGTTGCTGACGTTGGATTTGCAATACCCATAGCCAATACTCTGAACATCCTAGGAGATACTGCAGCTGCTGGCACAACACCTGTGCACACAACAGGCTCAGGAAATACCATTACAACTATTGTTCAAAGATCTCAAGGGATTGCAGCTACTGATGCAACAAAAGTGGGTCTTGCCGCTTTTGATTCGACAGATTTTTCAGTAGATGCAAATGGTTTTGTTACTCTTAATGCTGCTGGAGCTGGTCAAACAATTACAGGTCAATCTGGTGGCGCATTATCACCTTCTGGTGGTAACTGGAATATATTTGCTACTTCTGTAGCTGCTGGGACATCTCCAGCTGCCACTTCAGGCGTGGGAAGCACACTAACTGTTAATATTCAACGATCTCAGGCTATTGGTGCAGCAGATTCAACACGTATAGGCCTAGCAGCTTTTGATTCGAATATTTTTAGCGTTGACCCAACAGGCTTTGTATCTCTTTTAGGGGGTGGTCTAGCTATTGATTCAGTGGCAGTACAAGCCGGCACATCACCCATTGTTCCAACAGCAGCAGGATTAATCACAATCAATGGCGCTGTCGTTGCTGCTGGCACAAATCCTGTAAGAACAAATGGAACTGGAGCAAATACTTTAGCCGTACAAGTTCAGACCTCACAAGCTATTGCAGCTGCTGATGCAACAAAAATAGGGCTTGCAAACTTTAACTCATCTCACTTCTCCGTGACTTCGGACGGCTTTGTTTCTCTGACAGGAGGAGGACAGGCCATAGATTCATTCACTACAGACGTCAGCGGGCCCGTTTCTCCAGATGGATCTGGAAATGTCGCCTTTACAGGCGCAACAAATATTTTTTCATCTGGCTCTGTTGCTAATACGATGCGTTTGAACGTTCAAGGAACAAACCACGCTCTTTTTGTTGGCAGGGGAACTAACACGGCATCAGCAAATTTAGGTATAGGCACAGACGGTCAAGCTCTTCTTGCTGCTACTGGAGCAGATCCAGCATTTGCGACAATCGCAACAAACGCAAACATGAATACAGTTGTGGGGGCTAACTCTCTGACTTTGAACCCTTATAATTGTGCCAAGTGGATTGTAGATGCTACAGCAAATATTGGGACACATCAGACTATTGCAGCAGCACTTACCGCTGCGTCTTCTGGCGACACCATTTTTATTAGACCAGGCACATACACTGAAAATCTTACTTTAAAGGCCGGAGTTCATCTTACAGCATTTCTTGGAGATGATCTTACTCCCAATGTTACGATTGTAGGTAAGGCATCAGCTACGTTTGCAGGTACTTGCACAATTAGCAACATTAAATTGCAAACAAATAGCGACAACTTCCTTGCAATCACAGGTTCAAACAACACTGTTATCAACCTAGTAGGCTGCTATCTTCTTGTAGCTAACGCTGTAGCCGGCATCTCTTATACTACTTCAGGAACGAGCGCATCTCTTAACATTCTAGATTGCGATGGAGACGTCAGCAGCTCTACTGGCTGGCTATTTACAAGCACAGCTGTGGGAGCTTTCTTTATTCGCAGGTGCCGAATCACCACAAGCGGAAACAGCGCAGTTGTAAATACCACTTCTAGCACTATCTTTGAGATGACTTACTGCTATTTTATCGGTAATTTCAAATTGACTAACCCTACAGGTGGGTCTGCTTTTCGTTTTTGCAGGCTTGGAGGAGTGACAACCTACACTATCGAAACTGTCACCTCTGGCTCTTTGAACATCGAAAATTGCTTTGTGGGTAATGATACAACCTCTTGCATTACCGTGGGAACAGGATCTTCTCTCAACGTTAACAATTCAACCATGTCATGTATCGGCACATCAAATGCAATTGTAGGCGCAGGATCTATTTCAATGGATCCAATTTCCTATGGAAATGGTATCGGTCAAACCATCACCGTCACTTCTATCACAGACATGCCTTTCGGTAGATTCAACAGCTGGAACCCCTCTATCGCATTCGGAGGGTCTAGCACAGGCGTGACATATAGCTCTAGAAGCGCTGCGTTTTGGGTCATCGGTAAAATGGTTTTCTTTAATTTTACTATGGCACTTTCAAACAACGGAAGCGGAACCGGAGCGGCAACAATTACAGGTCTACCCACAGGGAACGCGGCAAGCGATCAAACGTTTATTGTAATGATAACGAATTTAACTTTCCCCGCAGGCGCCACATATGCCATCGGGATTTTAGGATCAGGAGGAGTGACAATTGCTTTATGGGGGGTTGGAACTACCACCTTCACACAGCTAACCCAGGCGCACATTTCGGACACTTCAACCGTGCAAATGAGCGGCTTTTATTGGGCTTCTTGACCTATCGAGGCACCCACTGGAAACCATTCCACACGAGATTGTTTTTCTCTACCCAATCATGATGACTTTTAGAGTGTCGAACATCTTCTAGCGCATTACGAACACCACACCAATATAGATGTCTTTCTCCTTCCGTACAGTCCCTTAAATCGGATTCAAAGAGGAGGACTCCATTGTATTTTGCAAGTTCAAATTCACTTTGATCAAGCTTTTTCTGGATATATTCAGCATAAGAAAAATCGGATGCTTGTAATGGAGAACAGAACACGAAAGCAAGCATCAAACAAAGTAAGAATTTTTTCAAAACATACCTCCTGAAGGATTTTAAAAAGGAAGATAGCATGAAAGCTATTTGTGATCTACCAAGATATTATAGAGGAAAAATGAGACTAATAGCTTTGATTGTATCTTTGATGGCTCTAGAAGGCTGCACCTACTCCATCACCATGGTCCATACAGAAGGACAAGCTAGCGATGTAGTAGATGAGACAGCCACAAACACGCCGAGTACGTCGGTAACTCCGACATTCTCAATTACATAATCATTGCTGATCAAGAAGGATTGTCCAAGAGATGCTCGTAGGTTTGCGATGTTTCTCTAGGTCAATTTCCTTGATCTCAGGGATGGATTCATAGTCGATCCTTCCTTTGATAGTCTTCTTAAGCACTTTAACCCCACCTCCACGGCAGCTGTTATTATCGCAAAGCTCAATGAGCTTTCTTCTGCGTCGTTCTTTTTTTTCCTCCAACTCTTTGATAGCATTGCAAAGATCAATGTAACTTGACGCGTGGAACTGCCATTCCATTTCTGATTCCATGCTTTTATAGTCTCCACCTGTCATCTCTGGAGGCTCATGAAAAACAACACAGCGCCAATATTCTTTGGCCTTTTCTATATATTGACGTGTCCAATCAATATCTGGTATCACTTGTAAAACATGAATCGCCTCCTCCCAAAAGGAAACATAAAAGCCTTTGTCAATAGACCCATCACCGCATAGCATTTGATGCTGCATTTGCGCATAGTAGTAATCCGGAACTCTATCTGTTGGACGCGTTGATTTCACCTCTAAGATATATTTTCCACAGGGGCTAATCCCATCTAGGGAAGCCCCAAGAAAGTTATACATTTCGCTTTCAATGCAGCATGGAGTCATTTCAATTCCATACTGTTTGATGAAAAGATCTCGAGCGATAGGCTCATCTCTTTTTCCTCTTCGCATGGCGTCATTTTCTTCTTGCTGAGGAATCTGGCCTACTTTTCTTTGCCAGCTCTTATAAGCTGTGCACCATGGGTTTACACCCATGATGCTGCTTGCTTCTGTAGCGGTGATTAGGCCTTTTCTCCAAGAGAGCCATTCTTCTGAGCCTTGTTCTATTTGTACTTTTCTCATTCGTAGTCGCCTTTCAAAAGTTTGTATTCTAATTTGCTCACAAGCCGTTCATACTCATCTTCTTCAATTACTCCCGTGTCTCTTAGTTTCATGATAGGCTGTATATTGTTGTGCCAATCAGGACAGTTTTTTATCGACACGGGACTCGCTGCTTTGTCCCATACCTCACAAAGCTTATAATGGCCTTGAGTAGCATCTTTAGAACTATTGTAACCTTTGAAATCCAGAAACTCTGAACAAGAAGGCGTATATCCTTCACAACCGCATTCACATTCTTTTGCGATGAATACCGTGGTTTCATATGTTCTGCCGTACCCGATTTCTTCAAAGCCGTATTTTTTAAAATACGTCCTTTCAAAATCGTCTCCTTTCAATCCCAGAAGCTCGGGATCGTTCTCTTTCAAGCAGCGTCGTATTTCTCGATCTGGCAAATATTCCCCAACCGTGGAAATTAAAAACCCGTTTACCCATGTTAGCATATGAAAGCGGCACGATTGTGCCACAATTAAATGTCCAGCGTGACCGTACCAAATCCAGTTTTGTCTAGACATGTGCAACCTCTTTCTTGTTCTGTTCCATAAATTTCAGCGCATTTTCTATGGTTGCTACTACTATTTTATAGATGTCCACAGTCACTTCCTCAAGGCTTCTAATTTTGTGGCTATTTGCTAGCCATGAGTAAATTTTAGACTTACATTCATCATCTAATGCTTCATCAAGGGCTTTAAGTGTAAGCAATTGATCTTTATCAATTCTTGGTTTTGGTGGTGTTTTTTGTTCCTGAACAGGATTAACTTTATTTTGTGTCTTAGCAACGGCAGCACCATTTCCTCTTCCTTGTTCAGATTCCCCATCATCATCTTCATCGTCAGAAACGATGCCAAGAAGCGCTGACAAACTATATCTTTTCCCATATGTCATAGCAGCACCTACAGCCTGACTAGTCATTTGTGCTGGATTCAAAGGGAAATAAGATTTTATCCACTGTCCAGAAACATGAGCTAACATAGTAACTAGCATGAGTTTGTCGCTCACTGTTTCACAATATTGCATGATAGATAAGCCATTGGTAGCTAGTGGCTCGCGGCAACAGTCCATGCAGCTCGTAAAATCCGCATATCTAGTCTTGAAATGGGGATTCACTCTATTGAACACAGCTGGACGCATTACGCCCTGAGCTTTTGATAAGGCGCTGACAAGTTCTTTGATATCTTGAGACTGCATATTTTGAGAGTTTTCCATGATTTGTCCTTGTGTTGCGTCACATCTCTAAATTGGCGTGAGAACATGACTGTTTACGTGTCTAATGATAACCTAATCATCCATTTTTCTGATACGAAAAAAGTACATGTTGTGTATGTTTTTCGTATGTTTTTCATACTTTTTACGTGTGTTTTTCATACGTAAAATAGCATGATTTTTATTGTTATTGCATGTTTTGAACGTTTGATTTATAAATGAAATCACAGCCTTTCTTGTTGGTTGTTGTCGCGTTCTTTGTAGAGTGGGAATTGGTTCTCCCACTCTATTTTTTTTACCATTCTTCCCATAGTTGATATGTGTAAATGTTTACACATTCTTCGTCGTTCTGGTCTAGTTTTTCATCCAAATTGATATCTTTCCACGAATCTTGTTCGCTAGGCACATCTAACATAGAAAGAATTTCATCACGACCCCACTGACTCCAGTATTCAGCGCTCATAAAAGACACTCTTCTTAACAGCGATTGCGTAATATTCAAAGATTTTTTCAACATTTTTTATCATAGTCGACTGTGATGAAAAAATGAACAAAAATACTCGCTTGAACGCAAAGCTTTCAATATGTTTTTTGTCGCATGTTTTTAAAGATTTTTCTTTCATACCACTTTTCCTTAGAATCAGCTCACAAAGTCCTGATATTTCTCTGTCCAAGTTTAAAGTGTCACATCAAATAGATATGCCAGCTCTTTGAGCTCATCAGCCTGGCGTATTAGGGAAAAGCTCATCTGTTCCAGGCAATGCGCCCATTCTGTGTTATAGTTCTCAGGCTTGTTAGCAGCCTCACTTAGTACCTTACTGACTTTCTCTAGGTTGTTGATAGTTTGACTAGTGTCCATTGGATTTCCTTTGTTGACTTTTACACTGGCATCGACTACACTTCACAGTGTATCAGTTTGTTTGTATTTCTGTCAACGATAACAGATACAAAAACCATAACAAAAAGGAGATTTTACAATGAACAAGCTTGAAAAATACCTCAAACACAGGGGTATTTCTCAGAGATATTTCGCTAAGAAAATCGATGTGACACCTAACACGTTAGGCAATCTGATCAAAGGCAAAAACATGCCGAATTTGAGGCTTGCATATGTGATAGAAAAAGAGACTGGAGGGCTTGTAACAATGCAAGATTGGGTGCAAGAAGAGCACAAGAAAAGTGATACAGAAACTGACGATGATTGCATGTCAGCAGATCAACAAGGCTTGAAATAAAATATTAAAAAATAATAGAAAGATAGAGCACCCGAACGCCAATCCAAATGCTCTATCAGAGGGACAAAGACAAGTCATGTGAAATAGACCTCACATGCTGTTGATACCATACCCTCCCGATAGATAAAGAACAATATCTTTTGTGAGACGTATGAAAAGCTATGCCGAATTCCCTCCTATGCACATGTTTAACAGGGTACTACAAACCATACCGCATGCAGCGCATCTATACACCGATCTATGGAAACATAGGAACGAGTGTGGAAATGCCAGGTACGCAAAGAAAGACATCAAGAAAGTCTTTCTAATGTCGCCAACCCGTTTTCGTAGTCAGCTTGTTGCACTGCTTAAACTCGATGTCATTCGCTTTGAAGAAGAGGAAGAGTACTTCTTTGTGAAGTGCTCGGGGTTTCTCAAATGATAAAGCCGATGAAAGAGAAAGAACACCTATGCAACGCCTGCAAAAAGAGGATCGGGGACTATGGCTATATGTGCTTGGATTTTATGGAACAACTGTGCTTTCACTCAGCTAATGGGAGATTGTTTGCGTATCACGAGCAATATGTTTCACCACATGTCATGCAGGTTATCAAATACCTGGAACAGAAAAGCCTCGTGGTTAGCTGTGATAGGCAAAATCAGATCATACTGGTTAAGCCAAACTTTAGAAGAGGAGAAGTCTACGATAGGGGCAGAGAGATATTCTGTTGGTGTGGTCTGTACTGAATATCTTCGAAGTGCTATCGTGACAAAAAAAAACACTCAGATTAGCCGTCTGAGTGTTAAAGATAATGCGGTGTGCTCTCTAGGCTACCACCAGCATATTGGAACAGTGTTACTCCAATATATAGCACACCGCGCAATTTCGATCAAACATTGCGGGTACTGCTATGTCTAAAATTCCATTCTTTTTCCACGCCCCCACGCCTAGATTTTTTCGCGACAACGGGTTTTTCACCAATCCCAAGAACGTTGCTTTTGTGATGTGGTGCTTCGAGCGATGCGGGCCAGAAGAGCGAATCGTATACCACCAGCATCAGCAAGTCACACTTCCACCCTATGCCTTTATCTTTGGACGCCAATCCTGTTGCGAAGAGACTGGACTTACAGAAAACGAAATACGTACTCAACAGGAAAGGTGGGAAACGCTAGGCCTTCTAATCAAGCTTCCCGCTCCAATTCGCAACCGCTTCACCATATACAAATGGAATCTCGATGCTTTTTTATGCCATGATGGTAAATCTTTTTTAAAACCACCAACCGAAAACCCGCATTTTTCGAAAAACCCCAAAAAAACCACCAACCAAACCACCAACCAAAACCCCAACCAAACCACCAATCAAAACAACGCATACAATCCATCTGAGATGGATAATTCAGAAATTGACCACCAACCAAAAACCCAACCAAACCACCAACCAAACCACAGACCGACCACCAACCGACCACCAACCGACCACCACAATCAAGATCATAAGATCTTAAGATCTGAAGAAGATCATCATCCCTACCCTTCTTCTTTCGACGCAGCTGCTTTACCGAACGCGGTGACTGATGACTTTCTTTCGAAAGAAGACGGGGAGACTCGGAAGGGAAAGAAAACCAAAACAACCAAGCTCTTTCACGAATTCATCTTCATCGTTAACAAAGCAAACAAGCTCGTAAAAATATCAGAAGAGGATCTTCAAGCCTGTATAGCAATCAAGGGATCATTAGAAGCGGTTAAGAATGCTATGGAGTATGTTTTGCGATCTCCTGGACGGAAGAGTGAAATCTACGACTGGCCTCACACGCTATCTGTATGGGCAATAAAGGTCGACATTAAGTCTAGACTCAAGGAAAACGAGGAAACAGCAGAGCGCCTAATCACAACTTACGCCGATCACCACACTGGATGGGCATTTAGAAAGCACACAGATAAGCGTAAGGATATTTCAGGGGTCTTATTTTACAACAATTTATCTCACACAGAAAGCGTATTCATTGCCTACACTGATGCTGAGTTTGCTAAGAAGTGCTCTGACTTACTTAGAAAGTATAAAATGCAGCTGAGTCGCGTTGAAGATGGAGTAGAAGTAGATATTTCTTCTCAATTTCAACAGAATGAAGCCATAGGCATTAACCTAGATAGGAAATTCAGACGTAAAAAAGGCTGTTGGATATGCGAAACAATAACCGATTCATCTACATCAACACAGGGAATTGTTTTTTATCATGCAGATAAGCCTAGAGATATGAGAAGCAAGGTATTCATACCCTACACTGATCCTGAGTTTAAGCAAAGGTGCTTAAGCATAATGCAAGAAAGGGAAATGGACATAAATTGTATATCGACCGCCTAAAAAATATTTGAAAAGCCGTTGAAAACTATTTCAAAGAGTGATATAAACAAAACAACACAGGGTACAATATGTCTAAGATTGAATTCATAAGCCACGATAGCTTTCCAGAGGATGATTACACAAAAGAACTGGTTTACTTATGCCTAGAGGGTAAATACCGCGTTGCATACGTACGCAAGAAGATGGCTAATGGGGGAATGTTCTGGACGGTTGTGAATGTTTCACTTAAGCGAAATGGCCAGAAAGAGTACTTTCCAGCGTTTTTACAGGATTCAAACTTCCTTGAGAAAGATATAAAGTGCTTCTTAGATAATCGTAGCTGGGAAAAGGCAAACAGTTCTCCATCTGTTGCATGGAAAAGCGAAGCGTCAACTCAAAACCCAGCTGACTTTCCATTTTAAAAACCCTCTATTTCGCAAAGAAACATGGCTAGAATCGCACAAAACAAGTCGAGTGGTGTCAAGAGAGGTTTAGCTAAAGATAGCTCAACTGAGATCGATTCTGTGCGTTTTGTGCAAAATGACCCTGGCCACTTCAAAGCCAGGCTTCCCATTTTCACCGCCCCCGAGTCAAACGGGGGGGTTAAAAAATCTTACGTGGTCAATGGCAAAAAGTGTTACAAAGCCGAACATTGGACGGAGAAGCATAGAAGGACTTTATTACAAAAAGGAACAGTATTATTGAATCTAAGGCCATATAGAAACGGGTTTAAGTTGCCTTGTTTGGTTAAACTAACTCGATATGCGCCTAAAAAACTAGACAAGTTTGATAATTTGCCAATGTCTCTAAAATATGTCTTGGATGCGGTATGTGCCGTCATCACAGGTGACTATAGGCCAGGGCGAGCTGACTCGTGTGAGCAGATTGACGTGAAGTATGATCAGGTGATCTGTGACAATTACAGTGTTTTAATCGAGGTCATTAGCGGTGAAGTCTGATTATTTATTTTCATTTAGACACCCTTTGCAGTGATACATGATTCCAAGGCCTATTTGCTCGATTGTAGTATCTCAGCTCATTGAGATTCTTAGCAATTTTTCTATAAGGTAGTCCCATTTCTCTGTGCTCTGCAATAAGTGAAAGAATTTTCGTTTCATGCTCACAAGGTGATATGTGTACTTTGTCATCGTTTAGCTTATACCCATAAGGGATATAACCAACACGCTCGCCCTTGCGTTTCTTGATTTGTAATGCTACGCGTGTTCTTGAGCCTATGATCAGCCGCTCATATTCTGCAAAAGCGTCTACCATGCGCTTCATAAGAATGGCTCCAGGATCAGTAGAATCCAGAACATCACCGCTTGCGCTGATGAGTCTTGCCTTCTTGCGCTCTATAGCTCTTTCGATCATAGCGGTGCAAAAGGGGTCGCCACGTGAAAGCCTGTCTCTTTGAGAGACAAGCATCACGTCGCCCTTCTCTAGAACAGAAATAGCAGAAAGCAGAGCAGGGCGCTTTTCTAGCTCAATCGCTCCGCACAGCCCTTCTTCAACGAATTCAAGGACATTGTGAGGAGCAGAATTAGGCGCTGTTCTTGAGATATACCTAAGGCAGCACTCACGCTGCCCTTCGATACCTAGATTTGAAAGCACTTGTTGCTCTGTGCTTACTCGTAGATAGAGAACGTATTTCATTGATTAAGTCTTTCAATTGTGTGTGAACGCCTATAGTATAGACGTTCACACTAGAATTATGTTTGAGTGTTATGCATTTCTGTAACAATGCAGTTGAAGGCAACATCAACCATTTGGCTAAATTCGAGATTCGTGAATTGCTTATTTGTTAGCCTGACATTCAACATGATCTCTTTTTTCATGTTTTCAAGAATGCTGTGAATGCTTTCTTCAGTGATAGGCATAGCGTACCATGTCTTGGCATATTCACTGAATTCCTCGAATGTATCGAAATACTTTCCCTGAAAACAAAACAGAGCGACCATTGTCAAAGTCCTTATTTCTCAAATGTATTTAGAGGGGCAATCAGGGTTCTGGCATTTCGTGTGCATAGGCCAATGGGCATAACAATATGGACATTTCCAATGTTTCTCATATCCGGCTTCCTGTCCCTTAATACTCGATTCATACGTGTACAATCCACGCTGATCTCGATGAATGGATTTTGTTTGAATCCATTCGTTATTTCCTACGTGAATATGGAAACAATCTCCTGTCATATCCAGCTCTTCCTCATCGATATACATGCGCTCACGGTGAGGCTTTTTCGTTCCAGGAAGGCGAAATCCTTCAAATGCGTTGAGTGTGTTCACACAAAGAAAAGCTAAGAGAAAGGGAAGTACAAGTTTTTTCATAGTGTTCCTATAGTGCTTTTGGTTCATTCTGTTGCTGTTTCTGATGAAAAAGGCAATGGCCTTGTGAGTTTAGATTTCCTTCAATACGATTTAGACCGCATTTTATGTCTATGACTTGTTCCGTGAGTCTCTCGATTCGAGTATCGATTTTGTCCATTCTTGCATTCAGTACGCATTCTTCGGTCTCAATTTTTGTCTCTAACCTATCCATGCGTGCATTCAAAGAGTTTTCTACGCGGTCAATCTTTGTTTCTAGCTTATCCATCTTTGTCTCTAGCTTATCCAGTCTGCTTCCAAGCTTTCCATCTAAACGGTTATAGAAAAACCAGAACATGATGCCGATAGCCAGCAATTGAATGATGTCGGCTCTTTTCATGTACTCAATCACTAAATCTGTCATTTTATGTCATTCCTTGGTGTTGTGTCTTTGCTTCCTATGATGCATTTTTGTCACATTCTTCTCAATGTTTGTCACGGTACCAGGCGGTTGCGTACCAATCTAGAAGAAAAAAAAGCGTAAATTTTAGAGGTTGTTGATGTTTTTTTGATCGCTATCAAATTTATAGACACGCCTTTTTAGAGATTCATGCCATTTTCTAAGAGCGTTATGCAATTTATCGTGAAGGTAGAGTTCGATTATAAGAAATTTTAGATACAGTGCTTGTTGTATTCTTCTTGACATTTGGTTCCTAGACGTAGTTTTTCTTGATTCTCCACAACAGACAGCTGAGCATGATCGCTATGATGCAAAACTCGATGAGAGCAAATATCTCAAAGCTGAAGTCTTCGATGAGGCTGAGCATATTCACTCATAGATAAAAGTCCCCACCTCGGAAGATGGGGGGCCACATACGCGCGTATGAGGGTGGTATTATAGTATCGACCATTTTCGTGACATCACGAAAATGATCGTCACTGACTTAACAACCATTTCGTTGACATCAACGATATGATCGTAGATATGCTGTCGATCATTACGAGGATATGCTCGATATGGTCTTAGTAAGGCTTACAGCTTGATCTGTCTCCTTATGAAACATTTGAATAACGTATAAATTGCCTTTAGGATGCTTGTACAACACCTCCATGTACCTATTCCCATATTGCTCTATGCCTAGAATGTTTTCTTTCGGTATCTCTGAAAACTTTTGAACAGGTTCAGCGTAGGACATTTACTTCCTTGCAATTTCCGTCATTTTTGACGGTTTTTACTTGTCATTTCCGTCATTTTTGACGATTATGTAGAGCGTTATCCAAGCGGGGTGATAAGGATGATGGAGTAGACCGCACATCAGGGCCCTGGGTCAGCTTCGACGCGGTTGTAAGAGCTAATCCCCGCATTTTTTTACTGCTGATTCCATTTGCTTGCATCTTCTCCCCATTTTTCCTTGCACGTTTCCCAAGCCTTACTGACCATGTCTAAAGTATTCTCTTTCGTAAACCGGTTCGCACATGCTGCTTGAAATAAAACCAATACCAGAGCAGCTATTGCCGATTCATCGTTCACAGCAACAAAGTCTAGAGAATCCACTATTGCTACCATGGCCCTATTGCAGCGTTCCAGTGTTTTCATTTCATCTGGGGTGAGATTCTCAGTCATCGGTGTCTTTTTTGTTAAAAGCACGTTCAGTGAATCTTTTAGAGAATTTTTCAAGTGTTAAGGCGTAATGTTCCGTGCAATCACACGTACAGACTGATGGATTATCTTTGTGGTTGGCTCTACACAGGACAGAAGACTTAGTAAATGCAGGGTTAAAGCAGAAATCTGGACAAGGAAACTGTTCTATATATGTATCCTTAAGGCTTTGAGGAAGAGCATCGTATATTTCATAATTTATGAAATGTTTACACGTTTCTCTGTTTTCAATAATTTCTTTTAAAAAACTGCGCGCAAGGTAATTGTAAATATCATTCATCTGGCAACTTTTCCTTGGTTTTCTCAGCATAAGTAGCCACCTGATCGATTTTGTGAGCAAAAAATCTCAATTCGTTTTGCATTTCATCTATTTGTCTTTTCATGTCCCTAAGCGTCTTCGGCAAATCGATAAGGATGGTTTTCTTGATATCAAGATCGACTGTCTCGTCTTTGAGGGCTAATCCATGGAAAGCAAGTTTTTCTCTAATCTCATTCAGTGATTTTTTTCCTAATTCACGCCACGATAACACATCTCTCGATGTGAGTTGTGTGAGATCATTAAGATTTTCTATCCCATGGTCTTGAAGTATTCTTTCTGTTCTTCGTGATAGGTATGCGTCGCGTATGTTAATGGGAGAGCGTTCAATTTCTAGTTTCTCTTTCTCAGTCATTCTACGCTTTCCCCTCGTAAGGATTCACAAAATCCGCGTCCCATGGTCTACGCCATTTGTACTTTTGCCATATAACTTCAAAATATTCTTTTAATTCTTCTTCACTTTGATTCAAGTTATCTCTAACGTTTAAGACAGGGCCTCTAGAGGAACAATTACGACACTGAATGCAATAAGATGAAAACTCTCGCGATCTTGAATCTGGAAGTTGTATTAGATCGCCTCCATGACCACACCAAGGGCAATTATCGTGCGGAAGGCTTCCAATAAGTATGTGATAATCAACTTCTTTTGTTACGATTCTTCCATATTCATTAGGTAAAAGATTTACTCGTTCGAGAATATCTAATTCAAAAGGAGATTTAAAATCAGGATCTTCTCGTAAGTTTTTTTTGTGTTCGTGTTTAGATGAATGCAAATAGATATGTTTTTTCACAGTTCTATCCTTATAGGCTTGTTGACTTGTTCATAACGCTCATTCACGACGGAAGCGTTGACAGAGTGCATTCTTTTTCCCTCTCTGCATGCCATGGTTTCTCGTTGTCCATAATCTTCATGGATATGCCCGAACACATGCAAGAAAGGTCGAATCCTGTAAATGAGTTGTCCGAGTAATCCCTTGCTTCCACAATGTTTTTCTTGAAAATTGGCGTCCATGATTCCATGTGGAGGTGTATGCGTGACAAGAATATCCACTTCATCAGGAATCTTTTCCCATTTGTCTATTAATTCCTCTTCAGAGCCTGTAAAAGCCGTGCAATGCGGATTGATTCCAGGAAACCATAAACTCCAAGGAGAGCCCCAAATTTTTAGGCCTTCGAACTCGGTGCCGGAGTCACAGAGATACTGAACAGATGAATCCGCTTCCTGGTAGATCTTAAGGACGCCCCCATGTTTAAAAATAATGTTGTCGTGATTACCAGCAATAAATATTTTGCGTTTGTATCTTTGAGAGGAAATCCAATCGATAAATTGATGATATTGTTCAGGCGTATCTCTCGCTGTTAAATCCCCCGCTACGATCAGAAGATCACCGCCTTGGAGTTCTGGATAGAAGCCATGTAGGTCGCTAATGCAATCGATGATCATTTAATCTCTTCCATCCTGCGCCAAAGATTCTTAAATCGTATATTCGTATTAAAAAGCCTGCTAGCTTGCGACTCAGCAAAACGCGAAAGCAAATAAGCTGTGCGAGCCAATCGTACAGAACGTGTGTGTTCTTGACCTACTTCGTCACGTACCCAATCGTTTGTCTCATCAACATTGTAGAGCTCAACTATAGGTAGCACGTGACCCAAAAAAGAACGAAACTCTTCATGTCCCCACAGGCAAAGAAAGTCGTTGATCTCTTCTTCAATGGTTTGTGGAATCTTATTCTTCATCGGTTATAGCTCTTTTTCCATCTGTGCGATTTTGCTTTTTTCTTTCGTCACTTGATAAAGCCTGTTCTCTTTACACGCTGGACAGCTTTTATGATTCCTACATGACATATCAAAGGCGCGTGAGTCTCTATATTTCTTTCGATGCTCCTTTCCATGTTGAATAGCTTTTTCTAGTGACATAGATGATACGATCATATCAGTTTGCCAGAGATGGCAAAGAATTCAAGGATATAGTTATACCCATTTTACTCTTTCGACTCTTCATTCTCTAGCCGTTTCAGTCGATTAATTTCTTTTTGAAGCGTCTGAAGTATCCATCCCGTTCTCGTAATTCCTACCATCTCATCTACAGTCTCATCAATCTCTTTTAGTAGGGTGCTTGGGAGTCTTAAGTTTATACACGTCCATTTTTTTGCTTCTTCACTTTTCAAATCTTCTTTTACAGGCGCTCCACGATCAATTAATTTGTTTACATCAACAGTAGAAGGCTTTTCTTGGCGCTTAAATGGCATTTTGACCATAGTACATCCTATGTATAGTTTACATACTAAAAACACACCAAGACTATACCGTTTTGGTATGTTTATTGTACATGATCTATACAGATGCTGTACATTTGTTGTACAGAAAGTCATAAAGCGCTGTGATTTCTTGAATCGCTTTCGGATCAGGCTTTTGCATCTCGCATACACCTAGCCCATCGCTAGCCGCATTTGCAAATGCCTTTCTCGTCTTAATTGGGCTTTGAAAGCATTCGATATCATCGCACTCTTGAATGATGTTAAGCGTATCGTCGTTGTCATTTCCGCTAAAATCTGCTCGGTTGATTAAGGCGACGCACTGAAGCTTGTCATTCACTTGTTTCATCTCAGCGATGATAGACTTGACGTCACCAATCGTCCAAATATCAAACGATCTAGGTTGAAATGGGATAACAAAGATATCAGCAATGGCAATCGCTGCACGAAGAGAGCGAGTTTCTCGTCCTCCCACATCAACGATGATGTCGTCATAGTCATTTCTCATTTTTTCCAGCTGCGAATAAACAGCTTTTCCAGTCAGCTGAATGGTCACCCAAGAAGTAGGTATTCCCATTACATCTCTTTGACTAGCCCAAGTAGTCGTTGACTGTTGTTCATCTGCATCAACGAGCAAAACTTTCTTGTTTTCTCGAGATCTCAAAACGGCAAGATTGGTGGCAATCGTGGTTTTGCCCGTGCCGCCTTTTACTCCACCTACCACTACGATCATATGGGGGTTCCTGTGTTTAATGTATATTTTTCGTACATTTTCCGTATGTCCAAGGTACATGTTTCATATGTCTTTTGTATAAAAGTCATACACTATCAGTTGACCAGTTCCTTTTCAATTCATTCAAAGAATGTTCTGATTGGCTCACCTTATCCACGACCCAAAGGCCTCGATGCCTTTTTAGCTCGATGATATTTCCCTTCATTTCTTCGGTGATTCCTTGGACAAAAGAAGACAGTCGTTCTCCTGTTCTCTTAAGCCTAGGATTTCCCTTTTCACGAATGACTCTCTCTAGTTCGCACTGTCTCATAAGCACCTCACTTTGTTTTAGGGTAGTCTATGAATAGAAATTCATAGACTAGACAATCGTTATTTAGTGTTTGTCCTTGACCCTCATCCATTTTTCCCCCTTAGAATCGATGAAAAAATCCTCTTCATGCTCTTCGATGGTAATCTTGAATGTCTTGTGTTCAAATCCCCGATTGTATGTGATTACAGCGGGAAATTCAGCTGTGTCTTCGTTGACAATGCGTCCTACTTCTTTTTTGAGATCTACTAAGGTGGTAACTTTGATGTCCATGTACTCGCCTTTTCTTGTTATCTTGTTGGATAGGCCGTAAAACACTAGAGTGATCTTGTGCTGATTTGCACACGTAAAGATCAATCTTTTTGATGATGGAATCTCACGATTTTTTCCTGCATGGTTCTTTGCAGATACGAAGAAATCGCGCTGCAAGATTCCGCTCTCTCACATGTGACTTTATATGAAAAGCCATATATAATACCATATATAAATTTAGGGGGAAAATATGCACATCGTGGTCTCTTGTCAAGAAAAATGGGGAAAGCAGCTTTTCTATCCAGAGAATGAGGATGCGGTGTTTTTGACGAAGTTAACTGGACGGCCTACGATACTCAAACATCAACTCAAACTGGCTCTTGAAAAAGGGTGGAAAGTTGACGTTATGGAAAAGAAATTTAACCTAGCTGAATGCTTGAGATTGGACGGTAAGTGATAGAAAATGACGCTAAGTTAATCGCAAAAATTCAACATTTTTATGATCACATGATTCGAAGAATTGAAGAGCTTGCACCTGGTCACTTTAAGAAAGAAAATTCTTGCACAAAAGAGCACCTTGAAGATCTGATCGAATTTGGACTCGTATATGCTCAGATTTTTTCAGATTTTCTATACATAGATGAGCACTAAACACACATAAATTTTTTCGTTGACTGATAAGATTTTTATGAATATAAAAAAATTAACTACTTATCAGGTGGCGCATGTCAGTACCGAAAGCTGAACTCTTGAAGAAGAAAAAGATGGGTCGACCTCTTGTCTATGATCCAGAGAAGCTAGCTAAAGAGCTGCTAGACTGGAGTGAGGACGATGACTCGATCAACATCGCACAATTCTGTGCAGATAGAGGGTATCACTCTGGACTAATCTGGCGTCTTGAAAAGGAAAGCGAAGACTTCGAGCGCGCTTATGAAATTGCTCGTTTAAGGCTTGCTGCACGGCGCGAAAGAATGCTAAATGCAAACGTGCTCAATTATGGAGCATGGCAGCGTTATCAGCGTGGTTATGACCCATTCCTTGCTAAAGACGAAGACGACAAGGAAGACAAAGATGCAGCTCGCAGAAAGGGTATTGCAGAAACCGAGCAGATGAATCTTGTCATGCTTGCAAAGATGGCTTCTGAAGGTAAAATCTCACAGAAGAAGTAATGTCAATACTTTGCCCTGAATGGCGCCTTAACAATCTCTATCGAATCATTGAGCGCAATGCTAACTCGATACCGTTTAAGCTTAATCCCGTACAGCTAGACGTCTTAAGAAATCTTCATTACAGAAATCTCATCCTAAAAGCGCGTCAGCTTGGCATGTCCACATTTGCTGTGATCTATCTCCTTGATCGCGTGCTTTTCTCAGAGAATCTTCAAGCTGGAATCGTCTCCTATTCTTTAGAACATGCTCAGCACATTTTTAAAAGGATAATCGGCCATGCACTGGATACGCTCCCTCATCACCTCAAGCCCTTTATTGGAGTGGTTCAAAGGTCCGCTCGCGAAATCACTTTTAATAATGGTAGCTCACTACGTGTTGATACAACCTTACGTGGGGGCTCTTATCCTTTGGTGCTTATTTCCGAATTTGGAAAAACGTGTGCTCGCAATCCTAAGAAAGCTGAGGAAGTAGTAACGGGTACTCTTCAAGCTGTTCCTAGAGAAGGTCAAATAATTATTGAAAGTACGGGTGAAGGGACGGAAGGATACTTTGCGGAGATGGTTATAGAAGCAGCTAGGCGTGGCAACGACAACCTATCCTCTCTGGATTACAAGCTTTTCTTCTATAGCTGGCTTGAAGAAGCGTCTTATTGCCTTGAAGATACGAGCATAAGATATCCACATACGCTTAACGATTACTTCAATAAAGTTGAGGCGTCAACGGGTAAGATAATATTACCTGTTCAACGTAACTGGTATGCAGTTCAAAGTACAGTCTTAGGAGACAAGATTAAACAGGAGTTTCCTAGTACTGTAGAAGAAGCGTTCTTATCTTCTAGCGATGCTTTTTACTTTGCTGAAGCTATCAACAATGCTTATGCAGAAAATCGCTGCCTTCACTCATCTCCTTATGATGTGCTATTGCCTGTCTATGTCGCTATGGATATAGGTCTAAACGATCTTACTGTGATGATATTCTTTCAAATCGCTCACGGTGAAGTGCGCATCATCGACTACTACGAAGACAAAAACAAAGACGTGCCTTTTTATGCGAAATTTCTACTACAAGACAAGAAATTCCTCTATCACACAATATTTTTGCCTCATGATTCTGTAAAACGCGATCCATTAGATATTTCCAACAGTTACGAGCGCGATTTTAGACGTCTGTTTTCTGGCACAAACACGCGTTTTCATGTGCTTGGAAAAATGGATAAACAGCTATCGATTTCTCATGCGAAAATCATGATTTCACGATGTGTTTTCAACGTGAATCGAGTGAAAAAACTTCTAGATAACATGGCAAAATATCGAAAAACATGGAACGAATCTTTAGGAAAATACACAGAAGAACCATATCATAACGAGGCTTCAAACTACGCTGACGCCTTCCGTTATGTCAGTCAATCAGTTGCACATTTAGAAGCTGTTTCATCGCTCAAAGGCTCACTTGAAAAACACAAAAAAGTTGTAGAAAACAGGTGTAAAAGAGTCGTGTAAAATCAATTTTTATGTACTATGAAATCTAACCTAACAGCGTGAGATTTCATGGTTGCAGACTACGAAATTCGTGGTGAATTTCAAGAAAATTACAGATATGCAGCTGACTATTGGGCTCCTTATATCAAGGATGCTCAAGTCTACACGCTTGCTGCTTCGGGTTATACGTGGTCAGATGATGAAAGAAAAGCTCTCATCAAAGAAGGAAGAGAGCCAATTGAATTCAACATCATGCGTCAGCCATTGCAGTTTTTCTCGGGCTATCTTCGCGACAACATCAATGAAATCATCTATGCGCCTGTTGAAGGATCTGATCAGAAAACTGCCGACCAGTTCACAAAACTTGGCTATTACATATGGGATAAAGGATTAGGTTTTCCTACATTCCTGGATGCAGCAGATGAGGGTTTTAAGTCAGGAATTGCCCTGTGCGGTATTCAAATGGACTATTCAAGAGATTTTTTGAATGGTGACATAAAATTTTTCAAACGTACATATAATTCCTTCTATCTTGATCCTACGTTCACATCGATTTCACTAGATGATGCTGCTTTTGGAATTACTCGCGATCTTGTGGATAAGCAAAACGCTAAGCAGCTCATGCCATTCATTGACCCTAGAGATATCGATGAGCTTTCAATGGGGTATAGGGATGATAAATTCCTTCAATATCATCCTGAGTTCACTACTTTCTCAAGAAATCGCAATCTCATTGCATACGATCAGTACTATAAGCGCGTAACGAAAAAGCGGGAGTTCCTCGTAGATATAAACACAGCATATTATCGCGATATCACTGATCTGTCCTCAGAGGAAAAGAAGCGCTTGAAGTTCGGTCTATACCGTCTAGAGAAGATGCGCCAAGACCCAGAACTCTACGGCATCGATGTAAATCAAATTCCTAACGTCGAAATTCGTTCTGTTGATCGCGGATTTGTTGAACTGCACATTCTTCTGAATGGTCAACCTATGTACTCAGGTGAGGATAAGACGGGAATCAATAAAACGTACCCGTTCGTCCCGCTGATTTGCTACATGGAACCTTCGATTTGGATGCCGTCACAGCGTATTCAAGGAATAGCAGCAAGTGACTGGTCGGCTCAAAGACAGTTCTGCAAGCGTCATATGAAAATTATAGATATGTTCGATTCTAGCATATCTACAGGGTATAAATACCTTATAGGATCTGTAGCAGACCCTCAAGATCTACAACAGTCTGGACAAAACAAACTTATTGGTATTGATCCTGATAATGCCCCTGCTGGCATGGATTCAGTGCAAGAATTGCGTGGTGGTGGAGCTAATCCTGAACTTATTCAATATACGCAAATCCTTGATCAGCTGTCTTTGAAGTTTGCCAATGTCAATGAGTCTGTTTTAGGCATAGATGAGAAAGGTAATACGCAAATCTCAGGTCGTTTAGCTGAAGTTCGCATTGCTCAAGGTCTTCGTGGCAATCGCAAGATTATGGATAACGTCGAAACTGCTCAGCAGATCCTAGGCTGTCTTGTGATGACGGCAATTCAGACTCACTACCCTCCTGGAAAAGTGCAGCGCATTCTTGCGGAAGAACCTACCCAACAATTCTATGAGCAAGAATTCGAACAATATGATGCTGTGATTAAGCAGGGTGTTCGTTCTAAGTCTCAGAAAGATGCCTACTACTATGAGCTTGTTAATCTTAAACGCGAAGGCATTGTTGATGTGCCTCAAACTGAAATCATCAAAGCTCTATCTATGGCCGGTCTTAGTGATCTTGAAGAAGCGATCGCTAAACAAGATGAAATCCTTGCTAAGCAAAATGCTCTCAATCAAGAAGTGCAACAACGTCAAGTTGATCTTCTTATTGCCACTAAAGAAGAGAAAGAAGGTCTTGCCTTCGAGAGAAAAACTCGCGGCATAGGAAATCTCGCACTTAAAGATGAGCGCGAATCAGAGGCACAGCAAAACATCGCGCAAGCTGCTCTAGACAGAGCAAAGGCCATCACCGAAATTGCGCAGATGAATGAATCAAGAATCTTAGAAGTGCTCAAGTTTGTAAATCAGCTAGAGCAGCAAGAAGCAGCTGGGCGTGAAGCCCAAAAGCTTCAAGTGAGTGCTCAAGCTAAAAACATAAACTCTGAAATCGAAGGTTCAGAACAGTATCAGCAGAATCAAGCGATGCAGCAAATGCAACAATCGCAAGTTCAAACTATGCAAGATGTCAGCCAAGGAGGTTGAAAAATGGCTCAAGGAAAAGGCATGGGCGGAACTCCGTTCATGAATAACGGCAAAGGGATGTGCTCTTATAAAGACAATCCAATGCCAAAAGCTCGAGAAGTGAAACCTGAATGCGGTCCAGGTATGAACGCCGATCAGCGCAGGGCGAATAAACTGCTTCAGAAAGCTCAAACACAACAAGACTCTTTACGCGGAATGAGTGGGATGTAACGGATGACGAATTTACTGCAAGATCCTCAAAGCGG